GATCTTGCGGGACGCTATAAAGAAAATGCCCGCTATATCGGTGAATGCGATCAACTGATACAAGCAGCAGGCGGCGAGAAGGCTCTGGAAGCATTACTTAAGGATATTCCTGTACCGATAGAAAAATGACAATCACGAATGGTTATTGCACGCTTGATGATTTAAAACACCAGAATCGGCTGAATATTGCCAGTTCGGACAGTGATTCCAATCCAATGCTCGAGGGAATCATCGAGGCAATATCCAGAAAGATAGATGACAGATGTGATCGTAGATTCTGGGCTGACAGCGATACAAGCATCAGGTATTACACCCCCCTAAGTTCTACCTATGTATTTATTGATGATATGGCTTCCTACTCCTCTGACACTGACATTGAAATATCAATAGATCAAAATGGGGATGGGGTATTTGATGATACTTTGTCATCTGCGGATTTTGTATTATCTCCCTATAATGCAGAGTTGGATGGGACACCTTATCAAAAAATAGAGGTGTCTTCTAATGGGAATTTTCTGCTGCCAAAAGGTGTAAAAAAGAGCGTCAAGATCAGGGCAAAATGGGGGTGGAGAGGCGGAACACCCAAGGCAATCTGGCAGGCTTGTCTTTTACAGTCTGAACGTCTATTCAAGAGATTTGCAACGCCTTTGGGGTCGGAGAGTATGACGGCTCTAGGAAAGATGACGCTAACCATACCGAACCTTGACCCGGATGTTGAGATGCTAATTTCCCGCTATATCAAACCGAGGTGGGGATAATGACAGAAGCACTTGATAATGCCTGCACCAAAATCGCCCAGACACTTGCCAATGTTGCAGGATTAAAGAGCGTTCCTATCAACCCGCCTGAGACGATGAGTTATGACACTTTCGCGGTGGTTTATCCTTCATCTGGAGTTTATAACATTGGACCGGTCGGCACTCGCAAAGGACTACACAATATCGCGGTTGATATTCTTACAAGGCGGGTTGACCTTGCGAGGGATTTGGCTAGATTGAAGCCATTGATTGATCTGGTAGCCAATGCGATCAGCCAAGAATTTTCTTATGGCGGTGACAGGTTTGATAACTCTCTTCAAACAATGGAGCAAATCCCATATAGTTATATAGAGAGAGATTATGCCGGTGTTTCTGTGATTGGGTATCACATGAGCATTGACAATGCAAAGATATTGACAAACCTATGAGCGATAAATATCTTCTATACATTGGAAAAGGAAAAGGAACTCTAATCGGAGTTCCCGCCCGTGATTTATCTTATAGCGAAGCGAAAGAATTTGGGATTGTAAACCTACTGGCTTCCGGTCTATATATCCACAATTCTAAGGAGTCCATCCCGAAGGAACTATACAAAGATTTGATTATAGAGAAGCCGAAAAGAAAAAAGAGCAAGAAGGAGAGTGAATAATGGCTGGTATCAAGGCATTACGAAAACTTCAATTTGGTAAGCAGGCTGATTCAGATAGCGGCGATGCAGTTCCCGCAACGACGATATGGCGCGGTACAGGCACACTGGAGGACGCAAGGGATTTACATTTCATCGCTGAGGATGTCGGAATCCTGGTTGGAACTGACAGGACAAATACATCTGCACTCAATGTGAAACTCACTTTGGACGCCACACCAGTGACCTATGAACAATCGCCGCATGTCATGGAGATGGCAATCAAAAAAGTTACCCCAAATTCAGACAGTGGCGGCGGGAGTGGATGGATATACTCCTATACAATCCCGACAACTTCAGGGAATACCCTACGCCCTTACACCATTGAAGGCGGTGATAATCAACAGGCAGAAGAAGCCAATAATATGCACTGTACGGATTTCACATTATCCGGCGATGAGGGCAAGGAGTGGATGCTTACCGCAAACTTGTTCGGGCGTACTGTTGTGAACACGACATTCACAAATAGTTTAACCCTGCCAACTGTTGTTGAGGCAAATTTCGGGCAGTCAAGATTGTATATTGACAATGATAGCGATACCTGGGGAACAACTCTAAAGTCGAACACGCTATTACAAGCCTCGTTGAAATATAACACTGGACTTGTCCCGAAGTTTACAGCGGACGGGCAACTCTATTTCTCGTTTGTTCAGACGACCATGCCGGAAATTGTTCTTACGGCAACTTTCGAGCATGACACCATTTCAGTGAGCGAGAAGACAAACTGGAGAAACGAGACTTCGAGATTGATCAGAATATTAAATCAGGGATCAGCATTGACGACCCCTGGAATCTACACTTACCGGACGATGATCATTGACCTCGCCGGCAAATGGGAGAAGTTCGCGAAGATTGGAGAGCGTAACGGAAATGATATTCTGGAAGGTACGTTTGTCTGTAGATATAACTCAGCACAGGCGTCAGCCGGTCAAATACTCTTCGTCAATGAGTTATCAAGTCTGCCGTAGGTAAACATGGAAATCAAATTCTCGATCAATGAACAATCTATTAACAGTATGACGTGGGAAGAGTTCGAGATGTTCGAGAAGGCGCAAGAAGGTACGTTCAAGCTGTATCAATTGCGCCCAATTCTTGCACGCTTTATGATGAATGGCGATAGCAGTTTCATGGAACATGATAAGGCGATGAAAATACTCGCAAAAATTCCAGTTGGGAAGATAAAGGAAACCGTCGAGCTTTTCATGAGTACACTAAAGGATGGAGCTGTCCCAAAAGCGAACGGGAACTCGTTGAACTCGCCTTCAGATCAAGTTATGGAGGGCTCCGAGTTCCCGTCTGGGTAGGAACACTCGAAGCGGCTAATGATTGGAAATGCCCGCCCTGGGTTATTACCGGCGAGAATCTAACGCAATGGCGAAGGCTTGTTTGGAGATACCGCCGGGATTTGTATGTCAGTCTATATAATGAAAAGATGAGACGGGAACGAGAAAAGATAGAGCTGAAACGGTTACAAAATGGCTGATGAGATTAGTATTGTCGTAAGAGCAGAGGATCAATTCTCAGGAGTACTTGGGAATTTTGGTTCGATTATCACAGGGATTGAATCGGCTATTAATCTTGCTGGACGTGCTTTCAGTTTTTTTAAGGATCAAGCATTAATTGGGTTAGATGCAATTGCATCCTACGAAAGATTATCTCTCAGCCTTGAAACATTATCGGCAGTACAGGCATTGCAGGCGGGAACTGCCCAAACCATGACAGAGGCATTAGCGCAAACAAGCGGGGAAGCCGAAGAGCTTTTAGCATGGATGCAGGAACTGGCAATTAAATCCCCGTTTACGTTAGAGGGTGTCGCGAACGCATTTAGGCTTGCAGAGGCTTATGGTTTTACGGCGGCTGAGGCGCAAAGGTTGACGCAGGCAATGATTAACTTTGCCGCTGGCACAGGCGCATCGGAAGATTCGATGTCGCGTATCGCTCTTGCTCTTGGTCAGATTCAGGCAAAAGGGAAATTAGCAGGTCAGGAAGTTTTGCAATTAGTCAATGCCGGATTGCCTGTAACACAGATATTAGCCGAAGCGTTCGGAGTAACAACTGCTGAAATTGAGGATATGCGGCAAAAGGGATTGATTCCGGCAAAGGAGGCAATTGAAGCAATTACTACATATCTTGAAACAAATTTCGCCGGTGCGGCGGAGCGTCAAGCCGAATCATGGGCTGGATTAAAAGGGACATTTGAGGACATTTCAAAAATGGGGTTGCGTGAATTTTGGGGCGGAATGTTTACGGCATTACAACCGGTTGCAATTGCATTGTCTGAATTTTTACAGACAGAGGGATTAGATAGACTTGGCGAGATTGGCGCAAGGCTTGGCGAGATTACAGCATCTTTGATCCAATTTGGCAGTAATATCCAATCAATGGATTTTTCACAACTTACATCCATGATTACAGATTGGATAACTCCATTTATAACACTTCTTGTGGGGAGTGGTTTTGTAGCAATTTTACTTGAAGCAGGTGGGGCGCTTATGTCTTTTTGGGCTGGCGCCAATATATTGGCAACCATTACCCAGTTGCCCCTTGTAAGCATATTTGGCTCTTTACTATCTGTTGTCGGCTCTTTAACGACTTCATTAGTACCTTTGATCTTGATTATCGGTAGTGTTATTGGGATTATGGAAATTTTGTCCCAGTCAACCGATGGATTGATACCGAGAATGAGCGATCTCACTCAAAAATTTCTTGATTGGGTTCACTCAGTAGATTGGAGTGCTTTAAGTCAAAGTATTATTAGCTTCATTGAAAATATTGACTGGGCGCAGGTTGGGGATCAGATTGTAGTCGGTCTTATCAACATATTTGAGGGATTAGGATATATCGTCTCACAAATAGACTGGAGTGGATTATTAAGTGCTATTGGCGGGGCATTAGGTGATCTATTTGCAGGATTATCTGGCTATATAAGTTGGGAGGATATGATCAACCAGTTTGCAATTGCTTTCAGAAATATTGGCTCTTCAATAAGGCAGTCGTTGATAGATGCACTAAACATTGATCCGAGAAGTCTGCTTAGTGATATTGGCACCCAGATCATAGACGGACTTGAAGCCGGAATAAATATCGCAACATTCGGTCTATATGGAGCATGGAAACGTCTGGTTGATAATCTAGTCACACAATTCAAGAGCTTCTTGGGTATCTCGTCTCCTTCGAGTGTGTTCATGACTTTTGGTATAAATATCGTTCAGGGCTTGATTGATGGATGGGAGTCTTTGTTCGGTTCTTTACTAAAGACAATATCGTCAAGTATTGACGACATTCTCTCTTTGTTTTCTCCAATCCTGTCGCTGTTTGGCGTTGATTTACCGACTGGTGGAACTACTGGCGGGGCAACCGCTACATCTAACTTGGGATCGGGAGATAAGTCTGGTTCAGGGACAGTCAATAATTACTATTATGGACCTGTATATTTTGGAGCAGCAGGCGAGCCGGGCGCATACTATGATTGTCCATCTCCCAACCCGATCATGACATCTGGCTCAGGTTCATTGGTGATGAATCCAGTATGAAACTATCATTACTTACTTGGAATGGAACATCCATTAATAGTGGAGCAATCAGGGCATATATCCCGCCAGGGCAGATGGCTAATTTGTCATCTAATGCCGTAACCGTTAATCGCGCTTTTGATTTTCCATTTCTATCCGCCACCGTCCTAAATCCTCATGTCTTTATTATCGGCGTTTATATTCAGTCTGGTCAGAATATCAATACTAATCGTGAACTGATAAAACAATACTTTAACATCACCGACCCGACCCGCCATAACCTGGTGGCACAGGATGAGAATAACGGCAATGCACAGTATTATCTGACAGGTTTTCCAATCCAGATTACGCCGGAGGGAAACGACAAGCCTAATTCATTCTTTATTCGCTTTCAAGTCGAATATCCCTATTGGCGGCAGGTTGTCGCAACTGTTGACAGTTGGGATATAACCGCAAGCGGCGACAGCGATATTGTAAATAATGCCGGAAATATAAACGTCAAGCCTATATTTGAATTTACACCTGGAACAACCAAATCAGCAGGATTGAAATATAGGCGGTATGTTCCTGTTTATAACAATCTCAGCAAGTCGTATATCTCCCCTTATGAAATTACAAATGGCGGTTTAGACGTTCAGTCCCTTATCAATACCAACAAAATGCAGGCAGACGGGGATGACTTTAGAGTATGGAAAAATGGCGCTTTCGAGGACAGATGGCTTAATGGCATGGACTCGGATAGCGATCCCGCCAAGTGCTGGATCAATCTTGAACTATCGCCTAGAAAATATGCCAGCGTTTTGACGGCGTTGGATAGCGATGACACTACAATATACCTTGCACAGACAAGAACATCTCTTGGCTTTCTGCGTGACTTGAAAACAGTTGCTAATAAAGTTCTGTGGATAGATAGCGATAGCGACAATGGGGCTGAGGCAGTCACCTTCGACCCGGATAATATTGATTTTTTGAATTATAAAATTACCGGAATTTCAAGGGGCGCAAAGACAACCAGTATTGTAAACCATCTTGCAAATATTACCGTGAGACACATTGAGCATGATCTATGGATATTGTACGGCGATAGTGATATGACATCGTTGAGCGTGGATAGCGACTTTCAGCCGCTTCTCGATCTATCCTCTACCAATCAACTTTGGAGTTATACGGCTAATTTCTTTGACCGAGAATCCAATCGTCCGGGATCATGGTTCCCGGAAATCCTGTCAACCAAAACGGGCTTATCGTATAACTCCACAGGGACACTCGATACATTTACAAATCCTTCTACAAAATTAGGGCTGGCAATGGTGGGGGGAAAGGATTTTCAAGTTGCTAACGAGGCGGGGACGATTGACTGGCTTTTCTATCATCCAGCAGGGATAACGAATGTAAAATACTCCGGGGATTATAGGACAGTGGATAGCGATGATTCATGGCCCGCCACAGTTGGATTGCAATACTTACAACCTGACGCCTCATGGTTTCTTGCCTATACGGATGTCGGTTTCCCGCCTAATTCTTCTGACTCTTGGGTTGCCTTTGATAGTTATGATATTGCGTTTGGCGCGGCATACGAGACTATTCGCTTTGTAATGGAAGGGCAACTTAATGCCGTGATCAATGCCAAGGCTAATATCCAGTTTGATACAGTCCATTTAACATTCAGTACAGGTAACTTGCCAACTTCCACAGTGCTGGCGGAGAGTAGTATAAACTTCTTCGATTTCATCCTGACCAATTCGACAACGGGAGAATATATAAAAGTTCAATCACCCTGCCCGATCAATACAAAGTTGATTGTTGACTGTGAAAACAAAACAGCCTATCTGGAAGATGGAACAAAGGTAAATGTTATCCTATCGAACAATCGTGAGGCATGGCTTGATCTAATACCCGGAAATAATAATCTAAATTTTGTGGATGCTGGAACGGTGGCAGTAAACGTCAAAATAACTCATAGAGACAGGATATTATGACATCGCGCATCCGTATCTTTGATCACTTCATGAAGCCTTTGGCTGAATTGAATAACACTCCGACTACTCCGAGATCATGGATATTAAACGGATATGGGCGATGTGAGTTTTCATTAGGTTATGATCCGACCGTCCCACAATCACAGCAGCAATGTAAGGAACAATGGTTCCAGTATGGTAATCTGGTATTCATCGAACATACCCCGACAAAAGATGAGTTTGGAAACACAAACGGAATATTACCGCCCTGGGTTGGGATTATATTGCCTCCTCGCACTTGGGATTTTGGGGTCGTGCATGTTACCGCCTATAGCGCAGAATCAATCCTTGCATTTAGAGCCATGCCGCATTTATCAGTTAAGGGAACTCCAAGAACCATTTTCAAACAAATCATAGATTATGCCCATGCAAAAGCAAGGAATATTGTAATTCAGGCTGGCGTCATGGATGATTTATCCATGACTTTATCCGACGATCTTCGCACAAATGCCTATGATCATATCCAGAAATTAATCAAAGATTCACAGATGGATTGGTCGGTTACCGGTTCAGTGAACGAAAAAGGAAATCTGGAACTATACGCCAATCTATATTACAGCAGAGGGGTTAATACGACTTTATCATTGAATAATAACAACACAGAATTACAATCCCCGCTGATGACAGAACAGGGGACGATTAGCAATCACGTGTTTGGATATTCTCAGGCACAGACGGCAAGGGGGAGATTTTCAAGGGAGAGTGTAGACGAAGAGTCTGTCAATGATTATGGGTCTTTGCAACTTAATCAGGTATATCTTGGGAAGCACGACCCGACCAGTATAGAAAATGCGGCTAAGGCAAGAATACAAAAGAGGGGCAGACCTGTAATCATTATCAAGAGAAACGCATTGGACAGAAAAAACACTTTCGATTTTCTTGATGTTGGAAATACTGTATCGATCAAGGAAACGTCTGTCGGATTCAATCCTGATGGAGGCTTTGGCTTTGATACTACAGCGAAGATAATCAGCATGGACTACAATGACCTTTCCAACAAAGTCCCGCTGAATTTGGAGGTTTTTTTTTTGGACGAAGAGGAGTTCGAGGTAGTTGATAACATCCTTGACGATGAACTTCAGATATTACTGGACGATGAAAATCAGTACTTGCTGGATGATATTTAGACATGCCTAGAAAAATCTCGACAGAAGCCGTTATAAACTGGATCAGATTGAAACTTCAATCGTCCTTATCTACTCCGCCCTCAGGGTTCGGCTATCTAGGCGTTAAGTCTGATAAGCATTTGTGGTTCAAGGATTCAACAGGACTTGAAACAGACCTAATGGGGGCAGGCAGCGATAGCAGTTCGGTTGCAGGTCCGGCTAGTTCAACCAATAACGCTGTTGTTCTCTTTGACGGCGCAAGCGGAAAATTGGTTAAAAACTCATCGGCTACCTACGATAGTGACGGCTTCAATATCGCGTCTGGTCTATTATATAAAATAAATGGATCTGCTCATGCTCACACAGAATCCGAGATCACATTCACAGATATTGCAACTAATAACTCCTCTATAACGAAGCATGGATATTTACCGAAACTTTCCGGTGACAGTACTGCTTATCTAAACGGCGATGGGGAATGGACAATACCCCCTGCTGGCGGAACTGTCTATGATAGCGATATTATATTTTCAGATATAACCACCAATAATGCGAGCATTTCAAAGCATGGTTTTCTGCCCAAGTTGTCTGGAGATAGCGGTACTTATTTGAACGGCGATGGAGAATTTACGACGCCTCCCGGAGGCGGATCAGGGACATTATCCCCAAAGTATATTGTCGCGGCTTCCGATAGTGACTTGACCAATGAAATCGTAATCCCTGGGCTGGCTGGAAGCCCTGATGTTTCCGGTATTGGCGGAGCAGGAACAAGTGAAGAATATGATACAGCGACAACCGGCTTGTCATGGACTCCATCCACGCCTAATACGGTTGATTCAAATACGACTATCAAGAGTCATCTATATATAAAGGCAACTACGAATACAGAATACTTTGGCACAAAATCCTGGACACCTGCCGGGGCATTCGACGCGCGCTGTAAGATAAGTGGATTAGGTAACGGAGTTGATAATCTAGCGGCAATCGGGTTGCATATTGGAGATAGTGATAATTCCGACCGCCTGCTAATACAGATTCAATCCTATCCAAATTTTCAAGTCTTTCAGGCTGTAGCGTATACTTACACAAGCGGATCATATACACAACGCGGCGGGACATGGAACTGCAATGATTATGTATATTTTAGAATTGCCAGAGATGGATCGAATAATTGTTCATTCTATTTCAGTTCGAATGGTTTATTATGGCAATTGATAGCCACACAATCATTCACACTAACAGTTAGCGATATTGGTTTTCGGGTATCTCAGGCAGCGGCATTAACTCATGAGATGGCGATAGACTGGCTAAGGACAAGCGTATAATGGTAACTCCAATCGAAGGCGGCGGAAGTGCTTCATCAGTTTGTTCCATATCTCCATCAGATATGGCAGGGCAGATAGATAACCTGTTGGAGCGTATTGAGGCATTAGAGCAGGCAGTGGCGGAACTCACGGCGGCGAACATTACGGCTACACAGCTATCAGATATTAGCGAGAATGGAGGCTGGATTTATAATGTCACTTATATGGGAATCGAAGGATGGATACAAACCCCCAACGGAACTCTAATTCCCCCGTCCGGTGTTTCTCTTTCAACGCTAGGATTATTGACAAGTACCGGGCAGCAGTTCCCGATAGTCTCTATGGATAGTGATGGGGTTTTGCAGTTTGGACTTGCAGATGATGGAACCGTCTCAGGCGGGGCAGTTGGAAGTAAAGATTTTATAGAGTTCGATACAGATGGAACAAGCACATCTGGAAACTTGACATCGCCATTAAATTCAGTATTGGATAGCAACGGGAATTTATCATGGATTACATATAATCTTGGCTCTTCCCCGCAAATAAAATTCAATACATCGGGCATTTATTCTGTATCTTATCAGGCGCAAATCTTGGGTGTGGATGCAGGGATAAGATTACCATGCCGGGCGACATTTATGAGTACGATAACAAGCACGGCGATCGCCTGTGGCGCTTCTGTTGTAGATGAGGATGAGGTGGACATTTCATACTTGAATATATCTGCGACTTTTGAAATGCCGAATAACAGGACAAATCTTAATACTGGAGTACTTTATTCTTATCTTCCATATATTGAGGCTATGCCAGCGAGCGGTACACATAATTTTGACACATTCGGATCGTCGTTAATGATTACCAAACTCGGATAGCGAAAGGAGCATTATCGAATAATCGGTTATAATATCTCCATCAAAATTTGAGAATGAAAGGAATATAAAATGTTTGACGAACTTGTAAAATCTGCTCTGGTGTTGCTGGTCAGTTTCGCTCTCAAGTGGTTCTTTGCATTGATCAATTTTGAAATTGACCTCGCCGTATTCAATGCGCTTGTTGGCGCAATAGTCCTATACTTCCTTACCTTGCTTGGATACGAGGGAGCAAGAAAACTTGCCCCAAAATCCTTTAGGTAATGGATGGTTAAATAAAAAATCCCCGCCTCATCAGCGGGGATTTTTTTACTGTCTAGTTGGGATCTTTTCCTCTATTCTAACTCTATATGGTTTTCCTACAATTCTTATCTCAACCTCCTTGCCGCATTGGTCACAGTTGGTTTTATCTCCTTTCCGAGGTAGGAAGGCGGGATTATCCACATCTCTAAAAGAAAGATGAGCGCAACTTAAAAAGACACTTACTCTATACTTCATCATAATGTTGTTTCTCCAGTTTCACAGATTCACTTGCATATTCATACATTATATCCAGTCCTTTTTTAGTCAGGGCAAAGCCTTGATTGCGCCTTTTTTTGTTATGTGGTTTCAGCATTTGTTTCTGTTCCATATCTTTCTGCAAGACACGAAACTTCGGCGCGCTAATGATCTTTCTTTTGTTGACGATCTCATTCTCGCTAAAAGGATTGCCACTCAATACTGCATTTGCGATGGCTTGCATGATCGTAGGCGACATTGACATATCGTGTATCTTGGTTTGGATAAATCCCTGACCATGATCAATATCTTCGATTACTCTTACAGATTGAGGCGGCTTCTTATATCCCAAGGCGTACCAGATGTCAGGGTCTTTAACTCTATTCATCAGCTCGACATGATGATTGATATTTTCCCAATACTCAATCACCTTATCCCATTCGATAGCCAGAACAATTACAACGCCAAGACCCGCGCCAAGAATGAATGTAAAAATCCCGAATACACTCCATCCATCCTGCATAAATGTAGCTGTACCTGTTGCCATAATAAGCAATGGATACCAAAGATGAAAAGGCTTGGCTGTGTATCGGTTATATGCCGACTGACCGAAAAGGGTGATGAATAATTTGTTTAGCATAGGATTTATGAACATATATTATCACCATTTATTATTTTTTACAATTTATTAGAACTGGTAAATATTAGCGAGGCGGGAGCGATAAAATCACTACGATGATCAGATACCATAATATGATGACTTGCAACTGGAAATTTGACATGGGTTTACGCCTGCTCATTTTTTACCTTGCCTTCTGAAATCCAGATAAGTCCTTATAACTTTATGTCTCTCCTCGCGCGGTAGGTGATCCCACTCAATAATATAATCTGGCTTTGGTTGTTTAGGTTTCTCTGGATGGACAAGCCCCAATGCTTTTAGGATACTTTTATCTTTTGGTAAATACTCACCTTTTGACTTGGCAAAGCGGCACAATGTCCCTGCTTTAACTTTATATTCCCTTCCTAATTCTCGATAGGATACCCCACTGCGATTTTTGCGTAGAATGATCAAGGCGGCTTTTTTTGCCTTCCTCGAGTACTTTATCATCTTTGATACTTTCCTCCATTCTGGCAAATGTCACGAGCCGTGACGCATATTCAAGTTTCAATTGTGATGCGTGTTTTCGTGCGTTAACGTACGTACGTACCCCCTGCAAGGTACGCAAAGGGTAGAATTAATGTCTCGGTGGGGGAGAGGAGGATCATTGTCTGTCTTTGAGTATAATAAAAAAGGTGATGACGATCTGACAAATAAGGCATAAAAAGATCCACGAAAGACAAAAAATACCATCAATCGTTTTGCTCATTTTCTCTTGCCTCTACGAGAGTATCCAATGCAATTTGGTACATTTCCCTGAGATGCAAATGAAGACCAAAGTCTTTCAAAATATTAGTCAATTCACTCTCAGAGTGAACGATTGTACCGATGGGGGTAACGATTTTTACGAAGCCGTTTTTCATTGCTTTGTATATATATAATTCAGATGCCTTGAAACGTTTGTGTGTCTCAAGGTTTTGTCTTGCAGTTGGAACTGTGAATACTGGCATGGTTACTCTTTTCTATTTTGGGATTGCAGTTTCCCACAATCCCAAAATGAACCGACATTTATTTTTGACATGGGATTATCAAACTCGCGTTCGTTTTGCGTCTGCCAAATCATACGATTCAATCAGCATGTCTACGGCTTCCCTGATCACTTCTGCTACAGTACACGCGCGCTCTTGTGCTATTTCTTCGAGTCGTGTTATCTGTTCAAGTCTAAGATTCCTGGGCCCCTTTTTCATTTGGGGGTTTGCATAGGGTGTTCTTCCACGCTTGGGATTTTGTTTAGTCATGATTATCTCCTTTTGGTTTCTATCCAAATGACCTAATTTTCATACTCATATTTATTCTCCTCATCTTGTAGCGAGAGACATTACATGCTATCAAACACAGTTCATGTGATAGACCAATCAGCATCAATATACTTTGACGCGATTTCCACTGCCCGCTCTTTTTGCTTCCTAGTGAGTGGCTTTGAAAACTTGAAATAAAATTCAATATGATCGCCTTTTTCGGTAGGGTCAAATTCTTCGACAGGAATACCTGCTTCAATCATTTCGGCAAATGCCGTGAGAATAGCCATCTCTGTATTTTTCTTTACTGCCATCGTAGCCTCCTACGGTTTGCTTTACTGGCGGGGCGGTTCGGGCAAAGTGCATTCGCCTACCAGTACATCAGCAGGGAATGACTGCTGAAAATCGGGCGCGTTAGCCCCGTTTGGGCGGCTGGCTGGCTTGCCGGAACACCCGCACGGATAAACATGCAACTCAGTACCAAGATCGCGCATGATTTCCATTTCACCGTGACATACTTCGCAATAAACATTCATTTGCAATTCCTTTTCTTTGAGCGAGAGCCGCCCAACGGTTCGTGTTAGCGGCGCAAGCCTTATATAGATTATTTTTCACGCGCCTTGTGGCGCAGCGTCCGCCTGCACGCGCGGGTTAGGCAACCTCACCGATTGGACAATGAGATCACCATTGACGGCTTGCCATAATTGAGGCTTACCAGGGCGAGCCATGCGATCATAAACATAGCCACCAATTGCAACGGCACGAGTAGATGCGTCACTCCACAAGCGGAAATGCTCTAGTGATGTATCTTCTATGCCAACTTCATAACGTGCGTAAATTGTGTTCATAAAACTCCTTTTGCGAGGGGTTGCCTAACGGTTCGCTTTACTGGCTGGCGGGCGAGGTAGTATCCGCTTCGGGAGCAGTAAAACCTTCGAGTGTAGATTGACTCGGTAAGGCGGGAGAATCCCCGCCAGTCCAGTGCAAGCGGTTGTTAGACAACGTATAGAACGATGGCGATTGAGCCGCCTTTTTTATACGTGCCTGTGCAATGGCGAAGTATTCAGCCTTCAATGTGCAAAGTATTCATGTTTTAGTTGTCGAACGGTAAGCCTTACCTGCGGGGGGCGGGTGTAGGCTCATGCTCGATAGCGGAAAACATATCGGGCGTGGATAATGCTTGGGAGGGCGCAGAATCCCCATTGTCGGGTTCACGCGGTGTTAGATTGCGCCCTTTTGGATAAGACAAAACA